AGCCATAGCTGGTCTCGGCCTTGGCTCAACCTTCCTGCCACAAGACTCTGAAGCCTCGCTCCCAAACTACTTCGACAGGATGAACTCAGCACTTGACCTCTCCCAACCAATGGAGCAACCAAGCAACTGGCAAAGACTTAAAGATCACACATTGGGCACAACAAAGCAATATGTCGACTCAGGACTCGGCGAGTTGCAGTCAGCATACCACAATTATGGTGGTGACCTAAGCAAGACAGATCGTGTACTGCTTGGTGCTATGGGATTGCTTGACATTGGCTCTGCTGCTGGCTCACCAATTATTGATCCGCTGCTCGATGAAGCTATAGACAACAACCTCCAGAATCAAACACAAATAGGTAGGCTCGGTAATTATGGACAGTGACATGGACAACGACCAAGAAGATGGCGTGCTTGAGAATCCTATTGGTGAGGACGCATTGCTCAACAACGACTTCGAAGTCGAAGAGAATGAGGATGGCTCCGCCAGCATCTTCCCTGCTGGGCAGGACGAGATCGAAGATGGCGAGCAGCCAGACTTCTACGAGAACCTAGCAGAGAAGCTCATCAGCCTCAGCACCCAAGAAGCCTTGAGCATTGAGTATAAAGAATACATCGACATCGACAAGAAGGCTCGTGCCAAGCGTGACGACCAGTACACCGATGCGTTGCGTCGCAGTGGCTTGGGTGACGATGCTCCTGGTGGCGCAGACTTCGATGGAGCGAGTAAGGTAGTGCATCCATTGATCGCCGAGGCAGCAGTCGACTTCTCGAGCCGCGCAATCAAGGAGCTGTTCCCAGCAGAAGGTGCAGTCCGCACCAAGATCGAAGGCAAGATAACTCCAGTCAAACTCCAAAAGGCAGACCGCAAGAAGCGCCACATGGCATGGCAGTTGCGGAAGCAGATCCCAGAGTTCCGTCCAGCCCTAGAGCAGATTCTTACGCAGGTACCGATGGGTGGCGTTCAGTACAGCAAGATGTATTACTGGGACAGAGGTAAGCGTCCCAAGTTCGAGTTCATTCCGCTCGACGACATCTATGTCCCGTTCCATGCGGTCGACTTCTACTCAGCATCGCGCAAGACACACCGCCAGCGTCTCAACAAGATGCAGTTCGAAGAACGGATCAACTCTGGTCTCTACATCGAAGTTGACCTTGAGCGTGTTGACGACGACATCATGGACATGGAGTCCGAGGCAGCAAAGGCCAACGAGAAGATCGAAGGCAAGGAAGACCCGTCCTACGACGAAGACGGCATGCGTTCAGTATTCGAAGTCTATTGCTGGTTGAGCCTTGAAGAAGACTCGCTCGCACAGAACGATTACAAGTATGCTCCGTACATAATGACGATCGATGGTCCAACTGACAAGGTATTGGCGATCTATCGTAACTGGGATCCAGACCTAAAGGAGATAACCTTTGAGGCACTGGACTGGATTATCGAATGGCCATTCATTCCGTGGCGTGGTGCATACGCCATCGGCCTGAGCCACCTGATTGGTGGGCTCTCTGCTGCTGCCACTGGCGCACTCCGAGCTCTGATGGATTCAGCACACATCAACAATGCTCCCACAGCTCTGAAGCTAAAAGGCTCGCAGATCTCTGGACAGAGCATGAATATCGGCATCACACAGGTCACAGAGATCGATGGAGCTCCAGGAGTAGACGACATCCGCAAGATCGCGATGCCGCTACCTTTCAATCCTCCGAGCTCTGTGCTGTTCCAGTTACTGGGCTTCCTCGTTGAGACTGGCAAGGGTGTTGTGCGCACAGCTCTAGACAATAGTCCGGAGATGTCGCCCAACACCCCTGTTGGCACTGAACTCTCCCGAGTGGAGCAAGGCTTAGTAGTTTACTCCGCGATCCACGCACGCATGCATGGCGCAATGGAGCGCACTCTCGGCATCTTGCATCGCCTGAACAAGCAGCACCTCCAAGCCACAGTGCAAGAGGTAGATCCAACAGAGCTGGACGAGCACAAGGGTGACTGGGACGACGAAGTCAGCATACCGTTAGCCTTCAAAGAAGACTATGAAGGTGAGATTGACGTGCAGCCTGTCAGCGACCCGAATATCTTCTCCGATCACCAGCGGTTCGCGCAGCTGCAATCTGTGCAACAATTGATGCAGATGTTCCCGCAACTGTATGATGCTCGCGCATTCAACAAGCGGATGCTGCAGCTCCTGAAGGTGCCGAACTATGAAGAGTTCCTGCCAGAGCCCAAAGGAATGGAGGACGAGAATCCAGCAACCGAGAACATCAAGATGGCGATGGCACAGACTGCCTCGGTCATGCCGGATCAAGATCATCTTGCGCACTTGCAGACTCACCTCGACTTTGCGGATGATCCGATGTATGGCAGCAACCCATCAATCCAGAACAGGCTGGCTGCTCCGCTCGTCGAGCACCTAATCCAACACATGCTGATGCTTTATGGCACAGAAGTCAAGATAATGATCGAACAGGCCAGTGGCAGGAAGATCAAGGAGCTCATGGGTCAGGAATCAGAAGTAAGACTAGCAATGAGCAAGGCAGTCGCAGCAGCTTCACCATTGGCTCTCGAGCAGACTCGTGGCTTGCTGCAGAAGGTGCTGCCGGTGCTGCAGAAGTTCAGCCAGATAGCTCAGGCCAATATGCCGCCACAACCTATGGATCCGACGCAGGTGGCAGCTCAGCAGGTTCAGATGCAAGCCAAAGACTCAACTGAGAAGAATCAGTTAGCAGGTCAGAAGCTGCAGACCACGACTCAAATCGAGCAGCAGAAGCTCCAACTCAAAGCAGCAGACCAAGAAGCTGACAAAGTGTCCGAGCAGCTTCGTGCACAGGTTGATCTCGCCAAGAACCGCGAGGACAACGCCACCGCAATTCAGATCTCAGGGATGCGTGCCCTAACAGGCAAGAGTTCTGGGAACTTGAAGAATGGGAATGCCATCGACCAGAACTTTGCAGATGGCGGATTAGTATCGAATCAACCAACAACAGAAGGGAATTAGTTATGGCAAAGTCTGCAATACCTCAACATAAGAAACTCGCTCAAGGCGAAAAAGTAACAGGTCGCAAGGCTCCTTACAAAGCTGGCGGCGTCGTTAAAACTAAGAAGAAATAAGGATTTACAAGCCTGTGAGAATTGGTGCCACACTCCCCACTCCCAAAGCGAGCTTAGTCGACCGCGCAACCGTCGATGCGGAGTGTGGCACCAATTTTTTAACCAATTACAGATAGTTGTTGCTTTATGACACCAATTGAGATTAAATTGCTCGTGACTAGCATCAAACAGGAAGCTGTCACTGCTTTGGTTAATGACCGTAGTTCCGAGCTTCCGCAGATTCGATACCTACAAGGCTACATCGATTGCTGTGAAAAAGTTCTCGTGTCCATAAAGGAACAAGAACAAAAGGAACTGAACGATCATGACTAACCAAAGCACCTTACAATTATCACCTAGCAACGACAACTCCGCTGCTGACCGCCTAACAGAGGCTTTCCCGGAGCTGCCACAATTGACGCGCCCATTTGGGAATCGCATCGTTGTGCAGATGCGACTGCCTCGCACACAGACCAAGTCCGGCATCCAACTTGTTGCTGACTCGGTTGAGAATCTATATCGCAATGAGCAGACTGCAAAAGTAGTCAGCATAGGCTCTGGCGCATTCCACTTCCCGACTTCTGGTGAAGCATGGACAGACAAAGGATACAGTTTTAAAGTTGGTGACTATGTACGTGTTCCTGTCCAAGGTGGCGACAACTATTGGGTTGCTCTCAATGATGGCAAGGACACAAAAGTTCTATTCAAGACTTTCAAGGATTACGAGATAATCGCACTGATTGAAGGTGATCCGTTAGAAGTCAAAACCGTAATAGCCTATTTCTGATAAGGAGTATATATGGCTGTAGTAAAGAAAGAAAATGAGAGTGATTCCTTAGACAACGAGGAGGACATCGATGACGAAATCGAAAGTGACGAGGACGAAGAATCCTCAGAAAAGGAAGGCAAAGAAGGCGACAAGTCGAAGAAGGGTAGTGAAGAAGACTCAACCGACACTAGTGATAGTGACGAAGGTGACGAAGACTCCGAGTCCTCAGAAGCTAAGAAGTCCGCAGAAGCTGACCGCGAAGCTATACGAGAGCGTCGTCGTCGCGAAAAGAAAATGCGCAAAGAGCGTGACAAGCGTGAAAAAGCTAATATGCAGAATCTTGTTGTCAGTCTTCAACAACAAGTAAGAGAGCTGCGCGATGGTGCAGGAAAAGAGTTATACGAAGACATCCAAAGCCTCAAGCAAGATAAGCTCGAAGGTGACATGCGGCAATTGCTCAGCATCTACAACGATGCTAAGCTCACCATGCAGAACGCCATCAAGAACAATGATGGTGAAGGCTTCGTTAAGGCGAAGGAGATTAGTGATAAGGCTTGGATGCGGTACAATCAACTCGAACTGCAACGGCATCAGCGTCCTGGTACAAGCCAAGCCTCAGGCGTTGCGTCACAGACCCGTGAAGCTCCCCAGCAGAGGTCTGAATCGCGTGCTGATGCCGAATCCTCCCAAGACAATGCTCCCAGCATGCTCACGCCTCGTGGCAAGCAGATGGCACTGAACTGGGCACAGAAGCACTCCGCATGGTACAATGTTGAGGGTGCTGGTCGGGAATCTGCAGTGGTGCAAGCCATTGACCTCGACTTATACAAAGAGGGTTATGACCCCAACACCAAAGAGTATTGGGATGAACTCGACGATCGCGTAAAGGACACTCTCCCGCATCGCTATCAGAATGGTCAAGCAGCTCAGCGCCAACGTCCTAAGCAGACGGTAGGTGGTGGCGGTCAAGACGGTGCACCGAGTGGTGCTGCTGAGCGTGCACTCCCTGCTGAGTTCGTGAAAACATTGAAGGCTGCAGGTTACTGGGATGATGCTGCTAAGAAAAAAGCGGCAATCCGTAACTTTTACGCCAACCAGAAAAAGGCTTAAGGAGCTAACACATGGCTAATCATAAAAAACCAAATCAGAAATTCGATCGCAAGCATAGCGATCGTACCGAGAGTGAATTCGTGCCAGCGCATACGGAAGCTGAACACGACATTAGTGCAAAAGTGGAAGGAAGCTTGTCTAGTCAAGATTACCCTGTTCAGGGTGATGCGACTATGTCAGATGCAGAACTTCTGCGACGTTATCGAGTTTCTTTGACCTCGAACATCTTGCCGACCATCCCGAGTATCGATGGTTTTCACGTTTGTTGGGTGCCTATGAACTCGAACAATATTTACGACACTGTCGATTACCGCAGAGGTATTGGGTACAGCGTCGTAAAGCAGGAAGAGATTCCTGCCTTCCAGAGTCCTAGCAATCGCTCAGGTCAAATTGAGGGATGTGTCAGCCACAATGAGATGATCTTGATGAAACTTCCATCAAAATTGTATCAAATGTATTCGCTCGACACACACCACAGTCAACCTAATGAACAAGAGCGAACAATTCAGCAGAATATTGTGCAGATGCAGGACAACGAAGGCAACAGTATTGTTCGAGATTCAGCAGAGATGACAGGCATCAACCGACTGGCGAGAAAAACAAAGGATCCTGTTTTTCAACCTTAACAAGAGAGGTAACTCATCATGAGTACCACAAACGCACCTTTTGGCATGCGTCCTGTCCGTCACTTGAACGGCAAGTTCGTACCGCCTCCACGGGCAATTCCAGGTGGAATTGCTAGTGCCTACAACACTTCTATTTACTTCCAGAACCCTGTACTGTTAACGACCAGCGGCACGATCCAGATTGCTACAGCCACCAACGACTTTTATGGAGTCTTTGCTGGTTGTCAATATGTTTCGAGCACCACTGGCCTGTTGACACCGAGCATGTTCTGGCCAGCCAACACGACTTATGTTGCTGGCACCATGGTTGCTTATGTTTGGGAAGATCCGAGCATCATCTATGAGATCCAGTCCAATGGATCGCTGGCGCAAGCGTCAGTAGGTGATCAAGCGGATTTTGCCGCCATTTCAACAGGCAGCACAGTCACTGGCTTAGGCTATGCAACTATCAGCTCATCGCTGGAAGGTGCAGGTGTCCAAGGCCAGTTGTCGATTCGCGGTTTAGGCACCGAACTTTCAAACGCATGGGGTGATGCCTATACGATTGTAGAAGTTCAAATTGCCCAAAGCCAGTTTGTTTCCAACAAAGTTGGTATCTAGGAGATAAATCATGGCTACACCAATGAATAGCACTCAATTTAAAGACATCGTCTCTCCGATCCTTAACGTAGAGTTCGACGGCATCTATGACACTGGCAAAAACCAGTGGAAAGAAGTCTTCGACGAAGTTAAGGGCATCGAGCGTAACCAACACCTAGAGCCAGTGCTCTCGGGTTTTGGTGCCGCACCTTTGCTCCCGGATGGCATGGCTGTTAACTACGACTCTGGACAAGAGCTGTACATGGCCAGATACCTCTACAACGTATACGGACTCGCGTTCGCACTTACGTTGGTGATGTATGAGGATGGCGACCACATCAACTTAGGCAAGATCTATTCGCAACACCTTGCGAACTCGATGCTTGAAACTAAAGAGACAGTGGCTGCAAACATTCTTAACCGTGCCTTTAACAGCTCCTACCTTGGCGGCGATGGCGTATGCCTGAGCTCAGCCTCGCACGTAGGTGCTAACGGTCTGACCTACAGCAATCTTCTGACGACTGCTGCCGCACTGAGCCAAACTTCTCTGGAACAAATCTTGATCCAGATCAAGCAAGCTACAGACGACAATGGTAAGAAGATCAATCTGACTCCCGACAAGTTGATCGTTGCCCCAAGCAACATGTTCCAAGCTCAAGTGCTGTTAAAATCGGCGCTGCGCACGAGCACTGCGAACAACGACATCAACCCGATCCAAACGTCGAAGCTGAAAGCTGAGCCAGTTGTACTGACTCGCCTTACCAGCAACACCGCTTGGTGGATTCAGACTGATGCTCCAAAAGGTCTACAAGCGATGATGCGTCGTAAGCTCACCAAGACTATGGAAGGTGACTTCGAAACTGACTCAATGCGTTACAAAGCCACAGAGCGTTATGCTATGGGCTGGACAAACCCACGTGCCGTATTCGGCACTGCGGGTGCGTAATTTGAGAATTTGGGGTGGTTGTGTAAAGCAGCCACCCCAATACAAAGGAGACTCTTATGACGCAATTTAATGACGTATTGAATGTCGGGCAAGCAGGGGCAGCAGGAATTGATTCTCGTGCTCCTCTCGAAGCTGGCGCTGGTCCTGTTTATTATCAAGCAGGAGCATCAACATCGCCACTCTTTGTTTATGACATCGTTCCGCTGACTCTGGACAAGAGCAACATTGCTGCCTCTCAGGTGGTCAGTGGTGCTTCTTTCACCCTGACTGCCGGCACAGGCGTAACTTCAACAACCATCAAAGGTACAGCTTATCTTGCTCTTGATGTTCCTCGTTGCATTACTGCTAGTGGTGTTTCTACAACTACTGCTGAAGTTGCAATTTCTGTGACTGGGCTGGATGCATATCTGCAACCGCAGACGATGACATTCTCTGGTCCATCCGGGACTGCAACTCCAACAATCGGCACTAAAGCATTCAAGTATATCTCTGCCATCTCGACTGTCGGAAACACTCTCTCCGGAATCACAATCGGGACTAGCGATACTCTTGGCTTGCCACGACGTGTTGATGCATTTGGCTACATCACTATCAACTGGGCTGACGTCCTAAAGACTGCTGCTACAGGCTTCACTGCAGCTGTAACGACGACTCCTTCCGCTACTACGGGAGATGTTCGTGGTACTTATGCACTGCAAACCTCAGCTGCAGACGGAACAAGACGCTTAGTTGTTACGACCTTCTGCAAAAATCCAGACACCATTGATGGACTGTATGGCAAAACTCCAGCATAATGAAAAAGTAGATTTCTCTTCTGTGCGCGTCACCATAGCAACTCCCTGTTATGGTGGCGCGTTATCTTCTAGGTATGTGCAGTCGCTAGCGCATACCATTCCTGTGTTGTTGCAGAACAACATGGGATTCAATCTGTTGCAGATTCCTAACGATTCAATTATCGCTACA